CTAAAAGCTCATCAAAGCCAGCAGCATCAACTGTTGATATGTTGAAGTTGACTGTGGGTGCTGATTGATTTCCTCCCATGCCTTGCAGGTCGTTATTGCTAATGATTTTTCCGCTTTGCTGGGGCACAAATAACTCTGTTCCAGATTCTCCAACTTTATATGGTTGACCCTTGTTTACTCCACCACCGATTGATCTTCCAAATATGCCACTAAAGAAACTTTCTACCCCACCTGTGATTGGTTTTAATATGGCTTCTTGTATTGCAATTCTTAAAATTTGTTCAATCGCATAATTTGCAAAGTCTTTAAATGCTAACTTTCCATTTTTTAAACCATCAATAATTGAATCTTCAAATTTTTTCATTGTGTTAATGGTTAGTTTTGATATAGCATCATCAGTAATGCCCATTTCAGCCTTAAATTTTGAAACAGTCTCTGACATTTTTTTAATTGGGTCTGGATCACCCGCTTTTTCTAATGTCATAGTAAAGTTTTTTACTTTTTCTGACATAGCATCAAAAGCATCAATCAATCCTTGACTTCCATCTTTGCCAGCCAATCTTACAAACTCTTCTCTAAGTTCCGCCATTCTACGCTTAGAGTTTGTCATAAATTGACTATTTTCTTGTCCTGTCTTATTTAGGTGAGCAATTGAAGCATCCATTTCTTCAATTTGTTTTATAACCCTAACTAATTCTGGATTGCCCTGACCAAAAACAGCTTTGAGCTTTTCAAACTCAAGCCTGACTGTAAGAAAAAATTGATATATTGCTAAGGTTGCATTTTTTGTTCCTTCTATAACATGAAGAGCCATTGCCTTTCCAAACTGTTCAAAACCATCATCGTTTCCTTTTAACTCTGTCATCATTTCTGATAAAGCGGTTGATGCATCTTGCATTATAGGAATAAATGCGGCAGTCAAATTTGCTGTGATTGCTGTAAATTGTTTCTTTAAAATATTCAAAGAATCAGC